GCCCGTATTACTTGTCCAGATGGATCTATCGAATATCTTCCAACAACACCAGAACCTTTGCCATCTGCCTGTTGCTGTTGCCTGACACCATCATCGCTCATTGTTCCCATCTGAAGCGAGCGAGGAATCTCAAATCCGGCCTCTTGATACGCCTGCAATTTGTCTAGATATTCACGCCTTCTTTGGTTTGCAAAAATCTCAAGTCTTTGGGCAAAATCACCTGTATATGGATCACCCATTTCCTGCAAAAATCTTTCGGCCTCTTTTTCTGTTACCGCTGCGCCAGATCTGGCCCTTAAAATTTGATTTCTAACTCCTGCATACGCTTGATTCATCTGCGTAAAATCAGGGCTTTGGCCAAATGCCGCCAAGCCCGCCTGAACTCTTCCAACAACAGGACCATACAAATTCGGGCTAGTTGTTTCCATTGCCTTTGTGCTAAGATCAACAAGGTTTTTATACTCCACAAGTTCTTCAGCCTGCTTGATTGGAAGTTTCTTAAAATTGTCTTTTACATTCTTAAACTGCATATCGCGCACGGCTTCCAGTGCGGATGCGCTATACATATCGCCAACCTGTTTTGCCTGATCGATCTGCTGGTTAATTGAGGCCAGGCGTTGCGCCCCCATTTGAGTTCTGCGATTCAAAATATCGTTTACCTGCTCTTCCGGCACCACGGTTGGTATCGCACCAAGCCCCTCAACCTGCCTTGTTCCGCCAAGCTCTCCAAGGCGTGCATAGGCAGCAGCCTTTCTTCCGGTTGAGGCACCAGGATCTTGAAGGGCCATAAGTTCCGCATCAATGGCAGAACCCCTAGCCGACGTATCCTCTCTTTCAAGTTGCATTTGGAGGCTTCTTGCCTGCAATTCTCTCACTCTTTGATCAAGCTCTCGTTGGCGGTCTTCCTGCTCGTATTGCTTTGACTGCCATGGAAACGGAAATATTGGTCTTGCTTCAGCCATTAGATTTCTCCATTGGTTTCAATCTTTGAATCCATCCATTTGCGGATGAGTGCCTTAATTTTAGGTTTATTGCGTATTGACTTGGCAATTCTCTCGCCATACTCAATGTAATAGTTTCTAAGATTGTCGGATGCCTTGGTCAGCATCCACTCCCTAAACTGTAACCATTTTGGATTGTCCTCACCATAAACCTCTCTGGCAACCCAACAGAAAATACCGCCGGGGGCAATTTTGCCCAATAATCCACCAACTCCACCGGCAATATCAGCAAATTGTGATGCACCACTTCTTTGGCTTGCAATTGCCTGTACCTGCGCCCCGTAGGTCCTTGCCGCATAATCAGCCTGCGACCCATAAAGCTTGTTGAACTCGCCCGTCAGCGCCACCGGGATCGCCTGCTCGGCAATCTGGAAGAACGGCTGTGCCGTACTTGGAGCCTGACCAAACTGCCCAGGCATCGGCTGGGTCGCCTGAATGTAGTTCTGGAACGCGCCTTGTTGCTGTGCGGTTCTGGCCTGTGCCAAGTTGGAGATGGAAGGACCGCCTGCAATGAAGCCTGCGGCTGCGCCCAAACGTTGCTGGGTGAGCGCATCGCGGAGCGCGAGGTCGCGGGCTTGGGCTGCGCCGGTTGTCTCGCCGGATGCAAGGAACTGCTGCGCCGCCCCGTAACGCGCAAGCTTGCGTTGTTCCCCGGCGGCACCCAGCGTGGCCGCCTCCTGCACTGCCGGTCCAAGACCGAAGATGTTTCCACGGGCAGTCTGTGCCGCACGGACGGCCTGCTCGTAACCACGCCGTTCCTCCGCGCCGATGGTCGAGCCAAGGCGAAGCTGGTTTAAAGCTTCCTGCTCGATGGTCTGGCGCAGTTGCTCGGTCGGCTCGGTGGTGGTTTCTGGCAACGGCTCCATCGCCATCTGGCGGTAGCGCTGGCCAAGGCCGACCGCCGTGCGGTAGGTGTCTGGATCAATCTGGCGAAGTTGCTGTGCCGCCTTCTCCTCCGGCAACTGGATATACTCGCGGAAAGCGACAATCTGTTTGAGGGCTTCCTCGCTTCCGGGCGTGATGGGCTTGAAGTTCTGGATCTGGCTGGTGGCATCGGCCACGCCTGACTGCACGCTGGTCAGGTCGGACTGAAGTTGCTTGATGACCACATCGCTTGAGGTGCGGCGTGGGTCGCCTTCGGGAAGTGAATTAAGAAGGTTGCGGGCGGTGTTCAGCCTTTCCGTGATCCCGGCAATCTGGGCGTTGCCTTGGTTGACAAGCTGGTTAAGGCGGTTGAGCTTGGACTGATTGTAGTCGTTTAGAATCTGATCGTCGCTGACTTGGAAATTAAGCCTGGTGGAAAGATCGGATGCGCCGAAGTTGCGGTCTGACTGAAGTGCGGCTAGGGCTTCATTGTATTGCGGCTGTCCAGCCATCCCGCCAATTCCGGCTTGCCCTCCACCTCCACCAAGAGAGGCAATTTGCTGCGCCAAAACATTGTAGGTTCCCTCATCCCTGATGAATCTTTCCTGATATTCATTTCTGGCTTCGGCAAGATCCTGGCCTATTTTTTGATATTCTGGGTTTCCAACGGATTGATTGATGTTTTGATACACAGGAGTGAGAACCCCGCTACCCTGCCCGCGCCCGCCGCTACCAACCCTTTTCATCCCAACCTGAACCTTTACCGGCTCGTTTGAGATTGGGGATGTTTCACCAAACTTTTTAGTGAGTTCGTTTATCCTGTCTTGTAATTCTTTAAGACTTGCCATAAATCAGGTTTCCATTTCCGGCCTGGCCACGTTGGTGCCAATCGTGCCATAATAGGACGCTGCCGGTGATTGCGGACCAAACGCCACCTGCGGTTCGACCGAGGCATAGGGGCTGCGCCCATAAAGCTGTTCAAACTGGCGGGTCAACTGTGCGCCAAGTCCGCGCTGGAGGGCATAGCCCTGCGGTGATAACTCATATTGGCGACGAAGTGTTTCAAGGCTGCGCTGCGGTCCGTAGGTGCGCTCCGCTTCAAGGCCGGACTGAACTGCGGCCAACTGGTCGAGGGCGGACAACTGCCTTTCAAGCTGGCGCTGTTGGGGCATATACTGCATCCGCATCTTGTTTTCAACCGCCGTCATTTCGGGCAGTTTCTCGATGTAGGTATCCACGTTCTTGCGGTAGGCCATTGCATTTGCTTCGGCCACAGCCATCGGATCGGGCGGGGGCGGCGGTGCTGGTATTTTCGGTCCTCCACCCATGTCAGTTCATAGCCTTTCGCATAAAATTGTAGTAGTCGTACTCCTTGTAAAAACCATTGCGCTTGAAGGTGATCCTCCTGCGCGGACCAAAACGATCCCAAAGGATCGACAGCAGGCATTTTAGAGCCTTGCGACTCAAGGCGTTACTTTTACCATCAATCGAGGTCACGGTCAAGTCCACGAAGACACTCTCTCCAGCTTCGTCATGTTCATAAGGATCAGGGGCTTCCACGCCCCTTACGCACCTGGCAATAGCTACCCCGGCCACCTCTTCGCCATCCTTGGCCACGCCAACCAGGTCACGCTCCATGTGCCATTCAAACCACTGCCTAAAGGTTGGCCAGGTTGACTCAGGCACGCCGGAAGCCTCGATAAACTCTACCGCCGTCACGATATGTTCTTCTGCACCTCGATGGTGTCAGGATTGGCCGCCGCAGTAATCTGGCGGATGGCCATCTTGTTCGCCGCCGATTGGATCTTGATATTCAACAAACGCCATTTCTGGTACGCCCTAAGATCGCTGGCAAGCCTTTTCTTGACCGAGGATGGCAACTGAGCCGGGAGAACAAAGGGCAGGGTCAGGGCGGCACTGGAGATGTTGAGGTTTGGCTGAACGTCAATATCGCCAACGTCAATATCCCGCTGGATGGAGATGGTCGTATCGGTCGAGAATGAGTCGTCAAAGACAATCTCAAAGTGGCTGCCATGCTTCTCGGCAAAAGGATCGCCAAAGTCCATATCGGCGGTGCGGACATAGGATTCGTAGTCAACTCCGGCATCTTGGTAGTCGGCAATTGTGACCTGTGCCGGGGTCTTGTATCCACTGTACTTCTGGATCTGTCCAGTGGTGGACTTCTTCATCAGCCGAAGCCCCTCGTCTTGGAAATTGGTCAAAGCAAACTGCATGACATTCGGAGTCCAAGTCCCCTCAAATGCCCCCAGTACCGTGTTGTACACAATGATGGTATCGTTAAAATCGTTTGACGCTGTCGGCACGGCAAGGAAGTAGCGGTTGTCGTAGAAGGCCGCCGTGCAGATCCCAATCTCGGCCACGTTGATTTCCTGAATCACATCCTTGACAACCTCTGACAATGGCAGACCTACCGAGGTGAAATCGTCCGCCGCAGACCGGACCAGCGAGCGGATGCCGTCATCGGAAAGGAAGAAGATGTCGGAATTGACCTGTACGGCGGAACCTTCAGCCACGCAACCGGTGTTATTGGAGATAAGCTGGATCACCCAATCCGCCGCGCTGGTCATGTCTGGAGGAATCGTAACTTGGAATATGCGCCGTTTTTTGAAGACGATGATGCGGTTCTCGTAGTACGGCACGATGGCCGTGATCTCGTCTCCGTCATCGGCGTTGATAATTGCGCTATTCGCCGCGTCCCAAATAGAGGCATCCAGAATGTCGGAAGCGTAAAGCGTGTTGCGGTTCCCGGCTGATCCAACGCCAAAGAGGCGGTTGCCGGTGTTGATTAAAAGCCTGAGATTGAGCGGAGGCGGGCTTACCGTGGCGGTTGCTGTTGCTCCAGACCCATTCCCAATAATGGTTACGGTCGGTGCGCTGGAATAGCCAGACCCGCCATCCACCACGGTTACGCCAGTGACTGCTCCACCGGCCACTTGCGTAATTAGGGTTGGAAGCGTGCCACCCCAATCCGGCCCGGTAACGATGGCCGTTGCGCTGGTGTAGCCTGTTCCGCCTGTCGAGATGGTGATCGCCCTAACCTTGCCGCCCTGCCTTGTGGCAACGTCACCGTCGAAGTAATGCAATGGACCGTCCGCATCGGCCAGATACATCTTGTCGTTGAACTGCGCCATGCTGACCTTGACATCAAAGTTTGTGGAAAATCCATCAGCCCACTGCTGGTTCTCGTTATTCCAAATGCGAGTTGCTCCGGTGAACGAATCCCAGATTTCATCCGCCGGGTGCAGGGTTGCGCTGCCGTTGGAGTTGATGCTGTAAAGCCTGCCTTGCGTTACGGTGACAAGGTTTTCGTATTGCGCCGTATCAAAATACCGCATTCCTCCAATCGACCCCTCTTGGCTGGTCGCCGTGGTGTTGAAGTTGACCAACCCACGCCGTGTTTCAAGGCTGCCCTTTGGTGACAAGGTCATATTGACCAACTGCTGAACTTGGTTCTCAGCCAAGAGGTCTGATTGCAGACCGCTGGCCTGACCACCCGCAAAACTGCGGATGCCGTCAAACGCCAGAAGGTCGTCGAGGTTGTCCGAGTAGTATGGCATTAGGAGGCTGTGATTTCTTCGGTGGTGAGATCGCCCAAGCTGGACGGCGTGATCTGCTTGATTCCGCCAACCTGACTCAGTTCGTAGTTAGCCATCGCCGCAAGGTCGGCATTGGCGGTCTGCAC